TAATTTGAGGGTTCTAGATCCTTGAGTAGCCATTTACCAGCCCTTAACAATTTTTGAAAAGGCTTCTTGCCATTCGGAGATGATGTGCGGCTGTTCTAGTTTCAATGTTGGATAGATAAACCAACCTTTTGAGCCCCTACCTTGTCGACCCGACCAAATTGGAAATTGCTTGAACTTATTTGAACCAAATTCATAACCACCCCAAAGTTGCTGAGTTGTGCCACCCCCTGAGAATTTTTGAGATGCAAAACCAAATGACATTTCTCCGACCTTTGATGATTTGCTAACTCTTGAACCTTCGGCAATTCTTCTTGATGCTTTGTCTCGCCCTTGTGATTTAGCAATAATTTTGCTTTGAAGATAAGTAGCAAGACCATTTGACACAGATTTTGCCTTAGCAATGGCTTCATCATCCATGCCTTTAAACGCATAAATGATTGATTTGACTTCCGCTCGATTAAAAGCGACTACATCTTCAGCCATTTCGCTTCTCCAATATCTCGATTGCTGTGATTACATCCTCAGCCGATTCAAATTCTGATCGACTAAGCCCGGTCGTAATTGCCAAATCCCAAAGGATTCGATTTATACTTCCGGCGGCGTAACTTTTGGGACTTGCTCATCACCAACTGTAATTTCGGCAACGGTCTCGCTCCAAATCTCGAAAGACTTGACTGGCTTGCCAGCGGCTTCGCGTTTCATGGCGTGATACGCCAAAAACATTAAATCGCCGATGCCAATCTTGTCCTGCGCTTGCGAGATAATGAAACCTGTTTTGGTTTCCCACTTCGCCCACTCTGGTGGTTGCGCAGTGTAGGTCTCGCTATTTCCTGCTGTGTATTCAATTGTGATTGGTAGTTTCATGCTCCCGGTCTCCTTTTGATTAGCTGATTGTAAGTACTGGCGTTGTTACGCAAGTAAAGGCAAGTGAAACGGTCTGCGCATCTGGCGCAGTGCCGCCTGCTGATGGCAAGATTGGCTGAACGTCAAATGCAAATGATGCACCTGTGTCTGCTACTAATACCACTGCAAGCCCAGTCTGCGGTGCGTTTGTTGCCGCTGTCCAAAGCGCTTCGCAAAGAGATGAAGCTGCTCCCCAGTCGGCTAACATCTCAACGGCAAATGATCCCTGCGTATCTGTTGTAAAATAGGCTTTGCCATCAAGTGTCTGGTATGTGTTAATAGTTGAATCGACTGTTAAAGTCGCTGACGTAGCTTGGGCATCAAAATCATCGCCGTCAATTGTGAACGTGATGTCTCTGCCGGTGATGATTGTTGTTGGCATATCTTTTTCTCCTTAGTCGGTGTAGTACGTTGAGACTTGCAAATCAGCCGTCAAGAATTTTCCTGTGCCGACTTCCAATGGTGTGGGTGTGCTTACATCGCCGACGGTGTATCCACCGGGCATGGTTGAGATGATTGAGATCATTAAATCTTCAAGATTTGTCAGAGCTGCCGCATTGCTTGAATAACCGACGACGCCAGTCACCAGAAAATTTATCTTTACCTTTGTGGTTGCGCCATTAATTAAAGTACTTTCGAGATATGGCGAATCTGGCACTAAAACGATTGATGGGCTGGTCATTGCCTCTGGAATGCCGTTATAGACATTTGCGGCAATCGATATCAGCGCAGCTTGCAACGGTGATCGGATGTCTGCTTCGATGGTCATAGACACATCGTTTCGACTTCAATAAACGGTGAGAGCAGACCAATAATCCTGTTGCTCAAGCTTCTACCCAAAATAAATGGGCTTGGCTGAAATTGATCGCTCATGATTTGATTGCCCGGTGCTGTTACCGATTGGAACACTTCTACCGAAACAACAAGAATCGCAGACTTAATGGGTGCGACGCCAGCGTAAAGATCGCCAGCGGTCGCCCCATCTATACACGCTAACCCAGCCGGAATCTGCGGGATCGTGTAGGTGCTATCTGCCTCAGCTGTTGCAGATGTAAATACAAAAGGGGTGATGCGGTCATCGGTGACGGTAACTGTTCCATCATAAATTCCGCATCCTGTAATTACAACACTTTGACCGGGCACAAAATAATTTACGCGTTGCGTACCGTAAAACGCAATGCCATTTTCTACAAAGATTTCATTGACCGCTGATTGGTAGCCTGTAAGCAATGGCAAGATTGTCAGTTCAGCCGAATCAATCATTTGCTCTAGATAAGCGTCAGAATAAAGAGATACGGAAACGCCAAGAATATCGCGCAGCTGTTGAGCTGTAACTATCTGAGGCATTTCCGTTCCCTTCGTCTGCTCGACCGCATCCGGGAGCGGCTACGGTCGATGATTAGTTATTGATTAAACGTTGTTCATCTGTCCGCCATTAGCAATTTTTGTGGCACATGCGCCATAAGAATTCAGTGAGATTTCAACTGTTCCATCTGATGGCTTATTGACATCAAGACGGAAATTGCCTGACTCGTACCATGTGAATGCATCTGGCTCGAGAACAACCATTGAATCGTCGGCTGTTCCAGTAAATTCACCAGAATTGTCAACGTAAAAATTCAAGCCAAGCACTAGGCCGCGCTGTGATTGTCCATTGACTTGACCAGCTTGGTTCTGTGGGAAATAAGCTTGAAATAGCGGTGTGCCGCCATCGTTGTAGCCCATGATGTTTTGCCATTGTCCCGGCGATACCAAGATGTTGCGTGCAAATCGCTGAGTGCCTGAATACACGGCAACATTTGCTTCGCTTGTGTATGCAATCAATCCCGCGGCTGTGTTGGCGTGAGTTCCAGAAACTCTATTTGAATCTGTCTTAATTTGATTTGCAACATATTTATTCTGAGCAAATGCCATTGACGAGCCCATGATGCGAACAAGTTCATTGAAGAAATCTGGTGAACTGCGGTCGATGATTTCTGTGGTCAGGATATTGCGACCGGCAAAGCGTGTGACTGGAACTGAAATGTAAGATGACTCAATTCCTGTGTTTGTTACCGCGCCACCTTCTGCGACTGGATCAACTTCTGCAATTTGTGTAATTTTTGGAATTTCAAATTGAAGACCAGCATCTGGCAAGGTGCCACGGCTGATCGCATCGATTGCGCCGCGTGTTCCATTGCTCAAAGCGTTGATGACTTCAGCGAGCTGACGTGTTGGGTTGAAAGCTGGATTGGTTGTTCCAAGATCATCATTTGCAGCTGCGACATAAATTGCAGAATCTGACATTGGATTGAGTTTTGCCTTGATTGAATGTTCCATCCATGTGCCAAGATTGACAATTGGTGAACGTGGCTTTGTAAACAATGGAGCTGGTCGATTAGCTTGAATCATGTGCTGTGAAGCCTCTACCGTTTCAACGGCTGGTGCTTCTGTTTTTTCGGTAGTGGTGTCCACTGGTTCTCCTTCGGTTGGGTTTTCATCTGGTGCTGCTGTTGGTTCTGGTGTTTCATCGGTTGTCGCTGCGACATGACTGACGCGAGCTTGATCGAATGCTGGTTTGTGAGTTAGTGCAACGCCAACAAGTTCGGCTTTATTGACGACCATTGTGCCATCCTCATTAAATCCATGATCTGAGACATTTGCTTCAACGCTAAAGCCATCGCGCAATCCATCCATCGCTTCTTGAATTGCATCAGTTCCCGCTGTTGTCTTTGAAATCTTAAATGTAGCGTTGATTGATTTGCCGTCTGGCGAAAGTTCCATCCCAATGCTTTTACCAATCGGACGAGCTGAATCGTGTTCAAGATTAAGTTTTACTGATGCCGGAACAAGTGATCCAGCCTTAAACAATACTTTGCCAGTGGACGCATTGGCTGGCGTATCAAATTGCACGATCTGACCAGTTATAGTCCGCGTTTCTGAATCGGCTGCGGTAATTGTAAACGGTGTTAGTACTTTCATCGTATCATTTCCTCTGCTACTCGAATTTCCTCGGCACTTAATGCACCGATTCTGTTTAGTATTTCGTAAATCTGTACACGCTCAAGATTTGACCCGCGCAAGTAATCGTCCAATGCGTATTCAACGCGCTGAGTCGATGGCACAAAGTCCGGCATTGATAATCTTTCGGTAATGCTGTTCATCAGCGGAATCAAAGAAAAGTCAAGCAAAGTTTGACGCGTGGTAGTTGCGTTGCTGTAGGTCATTGATGATCCAGTTTCAGCATCGATGTAAAACGCCGGGATTCCTAAAGCTCTGGCAAGCTCGGTTGCAATGTACGACCGGGCAGCCGATAACTGCAATTTCTCTGGATCGAAACCTAAAGTCTCAAGTGAGATGTCGGCATTTAGAAATGCGGTTGATCGATTACGGCGACTTGCTCCCCAAGATTCAAGAAGTTTTGCAATCCGATCAGCTGGCAACGCCGTTCCATTTGATTTAAGTACCATTTGAGGAACTGGCTCACGCGCGTACATCGCAGCTGCGCGTTCTAATTCTGCGCCGGTGCGAATTGTAAATCCGGCGCGATTAAGTAAACCTTCATCATTTCCGTAAAATACAACCAACGATCCAAGACCAGAAAGCGGCAAAGGTGTATGACCATCAATTGAGTAGGATTCAATTTCTGTTGAATCGCTATTTGTATTTATAGTCACGCGATCTGGGGAAATTCTTTCTACACTGCGAACGCGCTGCGTGTCTGCAAATAATTCTGTGATTCTCCAATAGGCGTAGCCAGAAAATAAAAGGTCTTCTAGTGTCCACACGTAAGTGGCTACACCGGGAATGCGTGGATCTGGAGTGCGGATAACGCGCGGTGTATCAACCATCATTCCGGTATCTCGTTCAATAACGTTCAATCCAATTGATGCAATCGATGAGCAAATCAAATTGCGACCGCGAGCAATTGCGGGCACTGACATAGCTTCTTGACGTGTGGCTGTGCGATTGCCGCGAAAGAATGGCGATAGTGAATCAAGTGAAGTTACAGGAGCAAGAGATGCAGAGACGTCGTATGTCGGTGGCGTGACGGATGATCGTACAAAGATGTCTCTGAATCCCATTCAACAATTTTTTCAAATGTCAAGCATCAACCCGCCCATCTAGCACTTAAGTCAAATGGGCGTGTCTATCCAACAAGAATATCGATTTCGGTCTCTGGTCGAGTAGCAAAGTGCGTCACCATCGCTGTGGCAACAGCGGCGCAGACGATGGCTTGTCCACGCCGACCAATAACCCATCCAGCATCGCCCCTTGGGAATTTGACCGCCGAAAGGATCTGCGCTGAGAGTTCAGCTGAATTGTTATGACGCAGCCGACCAGAATCAATGGCGCCAAGTAGTTCATCGCAGCTTTGTGGATATTTGGGATCCATGTCGAGAATTGGGATGCCAGCTGGTTTTAATCGACCAGCGATTGATCCAGCCGCTCTTTGGGAAAATAGCAAATGCTCAATCGGATATTTGCGGCAATAGTACGCGGCATCATTTGCCACCGCTCGATCATCCAAATGTCCATCATTTTGCCAAGTGTGCAATAACTTGACCACAAATGATTCTTGACCGATTTTTTGAGCCCCAACCAATGCACAATGCTTGCGATCGGGGGAAACATCAATGGCGAGCCATGTCAATTTTTCCACATCCAAATCAAGCTCTGAATCACCGCATTGCTTCCACTTTTCAGCATCGACCACGCCAGTAATGGTTTGCACCCATCGGCACATGACTTCGGTCATCACAACTGTCGGATCATCATTAAGCACCGATTTGATATTGTTTACATTGATTGTCCGACCCAAGGCAGGGTTGCTATAAGTAGCATTTTCTAGCGAAATCACATCATTGGGTGATGACCATTCAAAATAGGCAATTTCAGGATCATCAGCTCCAGCCATCGCAGCCATCGCTCTTTCGCGTAATTGGTTTAAAATTAAACTTGTCGATTCCCCGGCATTTGTGTAGCTAAGCACCATGGGATTTTTCGCAGCCATCAGGGTATATCTAAGACTTGAGTAAGTCTCAAGGTCTCGCATTTCGCGCAGCTCATCTAGATGCAAAGTCGATACGCCAGATACGCCACGCGATGCCGACCCAGAAGCTCGGATAATAAATCGAGATCCCTTTAAGGTTTCAATTTCTTCTTCGCCATGACGCAATCTGATTCTTTTTACTTGCTTTGAAAGATAGTCATTATTGGCAATAATCGATTCAAGATTCCTAAACTGCTCAAATGATGTTGAAAGTCGATGCGCCGACCCAATCTGGACTGGCTCATCCCAAAGGAAAAGCCCAGCAATGATCCGCATGTTCATCAAAAAACTTTTGCCGTTCTGCCGGGCAACGGTTGTTCCCACCACAGGCGTTCGCCACCTACCATCAGGCAAAGTTTTGTGAGCGTGCTCCAACACAAATTTTTGCCATGGCATCAAGTCCAGCTTGAGTTCAGCGGCTAAATCTATGACTTCAAAGCCCCTAGATGGCAAATCATTGAGCGGCGTGTGCAATCTAGGCGTGGAATGCCCAAAGAGGTCAGCTGATTTGGGTTCTAAAACCGATTGCAGCCGATCTGAGACGGTTTCAACCTTTATCCCATCAACTGTGACCAGTTCAGGCTTGATCATGACTTACGCTCACATTTTC